ATGATTGAAAAAGGAGAGACACCATTTTTTAGAGTTCAACCTTTACTTAGACTTCATAACGGTGCTATATGGCAAAATTATACAAAACATCAAAAACTTGCTAATGCTATGTATGAATTAGCTAAAGCAGCAGTTGGTGAAGATAAAGCCAATGAAATATTAGAACAAAACGATATTAAATTATTAAATTAAGGAGACACTATGGCAATAACAGCAAATATGACAACACATGATGGGATAGCACTTACTAACGCTTACTGCTATATACCAACAGCATATGTAAAAAAGTTTGATGGTGCATGGTCAGGCAACGATGAAGAAGGTTATACACAAGCTGATGCTACATGGAAATTAATCTATGATGTTTTAATCTATGCTGATGCTGATAAAAGAGCAGACAGACAAGAACAAAACTATAGAATTAAAAACCGCCATGTAGATCACTTCAAAGTAGACTACAGCTTAGATGCGACTGACAACCCATTTAAACTTGCATACGCAGACCTAAAAGCTAACGACCAGCTATCAAACGTACAAGACGTATAGGAGTAACACATGAGTGAAATAAGAGTAGATACTATATCAGAAAAGACCAGTGGATCTGGTACGACTGTAAGTAATTTAAAGAATCCTAATAATACATTTAGAAATAAGTTTTGTAATGGTGACTTTCAAGTACATCAAAGATTTGATGGGTCGGCTACAGCCGCATCAACAGCATACATGTCTTTTGATAGAATTAAAACACTGCTTATAAATACAGGAGCTGCATGGACTGTTGAAAAAGAAACTTTGTCGGTAACTGATTTAGCAACTACAGGACACAAACAAGCTATGGAGGTAAAATGCACCACGGCTGATACCTCTACTGGTGCAGCTGAATATAACGCTGTATTTTTTTCTCTTGAAGCTAATAGCTTACAAGACTTAAATTATGGCACAAGTGCAGCAAAAAGTTTAACAGTTTCGTTTTGGGTAAGATCTTATCAAACAGGCACATTTGTTTTAACTGCAGCAAAAAGTGACAGCACGACTTACTATAATCCAAAAGAATATACTATAAATGCAAGTAATACTTGGGAGCATAAGACTTTAACATACGCACCAACAGCAGGTGGAACATCACTTATAACAAGCTCTAATGGCGTTATAAACAATGATAATGGACAAGGCATGCATTTTTATTTCATGCTTAACGCAGGTAGTAATTATCACGCAACTAATGATACGTGGGCAACAAGTGGTATTGCCACTTCAAACCAAACTAATATGATGTCAAGCACAGATAATCATTGGTCTATAACAGGATTACAAATAGAAGCAGGTGATCAAGCTACAGATTTTGAATACATACCTTTTGATATTCAGTTACAAAGATGTCAAAGATATTTTGAAAAAAGTTATGATCTTTCAGTAGTCCCTGGAACTTCCGCAGCTTATGACGGAACTATTTTAGCGGCTGTGATTGCAGATGGAACAACAACAAGAATAGTGGGCAATGATATGAGATTTGCAGTAAGAAAAAGAACAGAGCCATCTGTTACAATTTATGCAACAGATGATGGAACTTCTGGGGAAATAAATAATTATAGTTCAGGAGCTAACAAAACAATTTCATCAATAGGAAATATATCAGAGACATCAATTGGAAGATATTTTACTATGACTGATGCTGGAGCAACAAATGAACAATACGAGTTTCAATTTAAAGCAGATGCGGAGTTTTAGATGTATAAATCAGTAAAAAAAACAGTCGACCATAATAATAATTTAAATGGGTACAAAATTGTAACACTTAACGATGAAATTACTTTTGTTCCAAATAAAGTAAATAATAAAGATTATCAGGACATTCTTGAGTGGGAAAAAATAGAAGGTAACACCATAGAGGATGCTGATTAATGGAACAAGAAAACAAAGAAGCTATTATCCGTATAGAGGGTAAGCTAGAGCTGCTTGACCAAAAGATTACTAACATGCGTGATAATCATATATATCACCTAGACCTGCAGCTAAAAAAAACAAATCAATATATATGGGCTATCAGCTCTGTCATTTTTGCTGGACTCATAACACTATTATACAGATCATTTTTATAAAAAAATTTTATGGCCCTCTCAAATACCAGGGGCATGGTAGCTGAGTTGCGTGCCGTTGCACACCTTGCTAATGACCCTGACATAATGACGTTCGTACCGTCTGGCGGTCTTGGGCCAATAGATATTATTACGATAAATAAAAAGACAGGTGAGCATAGATACTATGACGTTAAGTTTGCCTCTATGCGCAAGACTGTAAAAAAAACACACAACCCAAGAATAAACAGATCACTAAATAATTTACAAAGATCATTTAGTAAAAATTTAAGACCAATAAGGATAGAAATAATATATGTCGATGATAACGGACGAGTCACACTTTGAGGCTGGTCAAACAAACTGGCCGTCTTTTTCTTACAAAGAATTAGCATGTCAGCACTGCGGCTCAATAGCCCTGGAGGAAAGTTTTCTAGTAGCTCTGCAAGAGCTGCGGGATGCGTATGGTAAACCAATGAGAATTACATCTGGTTATAGATGCCCTGAACATCCTATAGAAGCTAAGAAGCCACAGCCAGGCTATCACAGCAAATGCGCAGTAGATGTTGCCGCTAGTGGGGAAGATGCCTGGACATTGATAAATATAGCATCAAGCCTTGGCTGGGGCGGCATAGGTGTCAACACACCATCCTTTATACATTTAGATAGAAGGTCTGCTAAGACTGTATGGAAATATTAAAATGAACCCATTATTATTAATAAAACCTTTACTTGGCTTGGGTGGTGGCCTTCTTAATAATCCAATTACAAAAATTATTACTGAGAAAACCGTAGGTGCAATACAGCACAAGATAGACAAAGATAAAATTATAAAAGCAAAAGAAATAGAAGCTGCAAAGCAAGTTGATGTTGCAAAGATTGGTGTACAGTTAGAGCAAGTAAAGCAGCAGGAGAACAGCTGGAAAGACGAGTGGCTTACAGTTTTTTTTACAGCAATTATTCTTATGCATTTTTTACCCTGGACGCAGCCCTGGATGGCAGCAGGATGGGAGATCCTGAAATCTGCAAACGATTATTTCTGGATAATTATTCTCACAATTGTGGGAGGAAGTTTTGGGGTTACGACACTCAGTAAGTTTAAGAAATGATTTGGGTCATAACTGCGATGCTATGGCATCACGACATCACAGGCCCAACGTACAGCCAGTATAAAGATGAAACCTTTACATCTAAAATTGAATGTTTAGATCATGTATTTTGGAATAAAGGAGAGCTGGTGTACAAACTTGTAGAAGTACACGGCACAAGAGAAGGAAAAACATTAAAGACTTGGACTTTCTTTTGTGAAGGCACACAGTTAGAGGAAGTATGAAAGTAAGTGATAACACGTCAATATCAATGCCTGTACGCAACCTGCTATCAATTATTGGTGCAGTTGCAGTAGGAGTATGGGCGTATTTTGGTATCGAACAGAGGTTAAATCTAGTGGAAACTGAGCTGCAATTGATGAACGCTGATCTGTTAAAAGCAGCCGCACAAACCCCTATAGATCAAGAGCAATACATGCTGCTAGAATTTTTAAGCAAAGAACACGACAAACTAAAAGCAGATGTAGAAGATAAGCTGCCTATGATAGACGCTGTAGATATGCACTCACAATTCCTTGAGGACAGGGTTATAGACCTAGAAACACTTACAGACAAACTAAGAGGCAATGGCCATGATTGAGGTCGTATTTGCCATCCTAATGATACAGAATGGAGCTGTCATAGAGTATGTACCTACTAGCGGCATGGCTGACTGCCTGGAACAGAAACGCATTGTTACAAGGCAAATCGGTGAGAATCAGGAAGGCATCACAATGCAATGCCAACAGGTCAAAGCCGAGGTCGAAATCGACATGGGAGACAGAAAAAGGATCATCAAAATTATCGAATGAAAAAGGTCAAAAACAGGATAATAGGTGATTGTGACTATTGCGGTAAAGAGCTGCATGCTTTCGGCACACCCTTTGTTGTTGAACCTTACAAAGTAATTTACAAGAGATTTTTTTGCCACACCATCAATCCTAAAACCAATTGCTTATATAAGCATTGGGGCATAGAACAGACCAATCAGGTCACAAAAAAATAAAAAAAATATTTTTTTCCAACCCACACCAACCACCCAAACAGCTAAGTTATTGTATTTATTATTATAAATGGCGGAGAGGGTGGGATTCGAATCCTCACACACCTAGGTTTTCCGCCAAAAATTAAATATCTTTTAAAAATCTTGGCACGAAAAAACCCAACAAAACTCCCAAAAAAAACACAAAAAAAAATATCCTCAACCCAACCCCGCCACCCGTTTACCTATTGACATTATTGGTCACAGTCCTTATATGTAGGGTAGTGACAACAACAACGAAAGGAAACAAAATGAAACAACTATCACAACAAGCACAAGTAGCTAAGCTGCTAAAGCAAAAAGCCAAAGAGCTAGGCATCAATGTTATATCGTCAAAATCAGACTCCTTTGCTGGTGGCAACAGTGTAACTTTAAGATTTAATTCTGGCAGTGATGACGCTGTTAATCAGCTCAAGGATTATTCACACCAATTTGAAGCAGGTCATTTTGATGGCATGACTGACATGTACGAATACGACAACTGCCGAGATGACGTGCCACAGACAAAGTATTTAAGTTTAAATGATTGCAGGGCTGACAAAATACTTGGTGACTTGGCTCACTATCAAACAACTTGGTTTGCCAACGGTGAAAAAGTTAATTTTGCTCAATTCATGTACAGACTTAAAAACCAGTCAGAGGACTGGCAAGGGGTTTTGCAAAATTTAGCTGACGGTGAAAAATACACTGATTTTGAAATAATCCCAGCAATTAAAAACTAACAGAAAGGAAACAAATGCAAAATATAGAAAAAGAAATGAAGATCTACGGCATGCCTAAACAAGAAGTGCTTGCTGACTATGATGAAATCAAACCCAAGTATGCTGGCCATGAGTATATTTACATCATGGGTATCTTGTCTGACGCACAAGAAGTTATGCAGATGGGCCAGCTAGACACTGCTAGACAATTTATCAACAAAGCAAAATTATTAATCTCACAGAAAGGAAACAAATGACTAATAAACCACAACCAGGTAGACTTTACAGACTGACTGGCGGCAAAAATAGCAAGTGCATTGCTAACGGCTACAGCTGGTCTGACTCAGAGTTTACAAACACCGAGTACAAAAAAGCGTTTGGATTACCAGACAATGCACTCGATGAATTTATACAAAGAAATATCATTTTAGATAACAGAAAGGATAACTAATGAAAAAACGATTAATCACATTTAACAAATGTAAAAACAGTAAGACTTTCAATTACTGGGTGCAGACTTATGACGATGTGCCACAAGTACACTTTTACAAAACATTACAGTCTGCTTTAAGATTTGCCGTGAAGTGGTGCTACGATACAAAAACACAAGACGGCAAAATTTTAGGTGACATGTTTCAGGAGCAGCTGGACATAAAAGCCTACCAATGTGACAACATGATTGACAGCAAAATAAATAGTGACGCAAAACAATACAGAGCTGCCATTTATAAATAATTAATCATCATAGAAAGGATAACTAATGAAATATAGAATATCATATAGATCAGCCTGGCAACAACCTAAATATTTTGAAACTGATTGTTCTCTTGAGTGCAATGATATTATTTTAAATGGACATGATCAGCAGTATTTAGTTTATTTAAATGGCAAGAAACAAAAACCAACAGTTTATAAAATAAACACATAGAAAGGATAACTAATGAAAGCAGTTGTTGAAACATACACAAACTCAGAAGGTAAACAGGCCTTCAAAGTTGTTGCGCCATACATGGACAACAACAAACTTAAATCAAAAGTTAGAAAGTTCAACCCTTCAACAATGTATGCACTGCATGATAAACCACGTAAGGCAGCCCAAGAGGCTGCTACAGCGTTGTGTGCAAAAATCAATGAGATTGGACACGAGCAGTTTTTTACAGAGTTTACAATGCTCGATGCAATCAAACCATACCTGGAGTCAAAACAAAATGATTTTGACAATGAGGATTTATCTTACAAGGAATTGCAAAACATTAAATACCAATGCAATGAGCTGATTGGCAAAACAAAGTTTGCAACAATGCCTGTTAAAGATTTGGTATCAGACGATTGTAAAAAACTTATCTCACAGCTGCGTGAGCTGGGTTGCAGCCACGATAAAATAAGACGCTGCCTGTTTGATGCTAAAGCCATGATGGATACCTGCGTTAGCAAAAAAATTATTGGCAGCAACAATCTGCGTGCCTTTAAATTTAAAAATCGTAAACGCAAAGTAAAAGAAGTTGAGCTGATAGAGATACCATCAAAAGAAGATCTAGCTGCCTTGCAAAAAAACAGCACGGGTGTTTATAATGCAATTGTCTGCACCGTGCCTTGGATGGGTATGCGTTGGCAAGATTGGGCCGCACTTAAATGGTCAGACATTGGCTGGAACAGTGATACAATCCATATCAATTCTTTTGTGTCCAGGACAGACGATGGCACAGAAAACATAAAAACCAGAGGTAAAACTGATGCAGCTAAAAGATCAATACCCATGTACGGTAAAGTAAAAGATAAGTTGCGTGAGTGGCAAAAAGACAAAGACAGCTGCGATCAGTTTGTGTTTGGTAAGGATGGCAAATGGATTGTTTACGAGACTGCCAGGCGTAATTTTATGAAGCTGAAAAACAAAAGCAATTGTAAATATCACGGTGGTCTGCACGCCTTTAGACACTACTACGCTAGTTTTTTATTTGACTCCAAGGTCTACAGTGATTTGCAGATAGCTGCTTTTATAGGTCACGAAGACCCAGGTTTTACCATGAAAAGATATGCTAAGTGTTTTAATGACCATGACAAATGGATCAACGGCATAGATAAGATAGATAGTATATTGGGGGGGTGCTAGGGTACTGGCCCAGTCAAATTAGGGGCATCCTCGTGCAAATTTGAAAGACTTTTTTTGCATTTTGGAGTACAAAAAACCACTTCTTTACCTTTTTCGTTATAATCATACAAAAAGTTAGTTCTCTGCTTGGCATTGAATCTTACCTTGCAGCCATCACATTTAAGCGTCATGTTGTACATCTGGTGGCTTTGCCTTTATTCGATATGGGTCAGTTGATATATTTTTAATTTCATCAGGGCCTGGTTGTTTACCACTTAAAATGTCAGTCATGTTTTTTTTCATGTAGTTTGCAACTACACCTGCAATGTTGTCCTGGCTCAATGTATCAGCCATATCTTTTACAGACTCACCACGTTGAAAACATCTTGATAACATTTTGCCTGATGCCCGCAGCTCTCGATCCAGGTATGAATCCTGCGGGACAAGTTTTATCCAGGCTGCTTTAATAATATAAAATTCATTTTCTTTTTCTACGTAGTCTACAACAACAGTCAAATTTCTATTATCTACTTTCATTGGGAAAGTGACGCATTTCATTCTGTTAGGTAGTGGCTCTCTATCAGACATTTGCAACAACTTGTATCGACCGAGCTGCGCCAGGTATCATTGCAATCTGTTTACGCCTTATCAATGACAAAACGTGTGACCTGGCTGTTGGTTCAGTTATTGACATAGCAGCTGCAATCTCCTGGTGCGATGGACTGTAACCATTATCTGCAATAAATTTTTTAATAAAATCTAAAACTTTTTTTTGTTTTAGTGTCATCAATTGTTCCTTTTTCGATCATAAGTTATTAATTTATCTAAAAACCATTGTGCTTTTTGCAAGTCCTGCGTTGGATGGCCTTTTCTCTCAGCTCTCATTATGTATTTAAGTGTTGATCCCTTACAATAGCCACGAAACTCTGTTGGTGACAACGTGTCTTCTATTATGTCAATAGTCTCATACAATGTGCTTGTATAGTGTGGAGGCCTGTTTACAGGATCATCATCTACCATACAAACACCAGCATAAATAAAACTAAACCAACGGCAGCTATTGCAATTGTTTGCCAACCAAAATTACTTACGTATTTAGTTTTAGAACGGGGCATCTGGTTCTTCTTTTACTTCTTGCACCTGCACTGAAAATTTATAATCTTTATCTGCAGCAGCGTTCCATATAGATACACGCAAAGCTCTTTCAGTGCCGTCTTTATCAACAATAGTAATAGGCCCACCAAAATCAGGAGATTTTTCGTTGCCTTTTTTATCGTTTTCATAAGCTGTACCATTGCCAACTTTTATATAATTTTTAGCCATCGTTTTTTCCTTTCGTTAGCTGTTTTTGTTTTTTAGAAAAATGAGCCGCAAGCTCTTTGTATTTTTTGTTATCTTTTTTCATAAGATTTTCAAAAAACTCACGTACCTGCGGCTCGTTGACTATATCGTTGAGTTGATCAATAGTGCTTGCACTAATAAATCTTTCCTCAACATCACCTATAGTCACAGGGGGATTATCAGACTTTTTTTGTTTTTCTGTAGCCTGGATAATTTCCTCAGCTGATGCCACATTGTCGTTTGTTAATCCGAGCAAACCCAAAGCTCGACCGACAGCTGACGTTTCACAATTCATCAATGCTGAGGTTTTATTGACAGGTGACGATCCTCTAAATTGTTCAGAGTAGCCATTAGATACTATTTCTCTGTCAATAAATATGTTTGCTTTCATCAATACACGTTTCTCAGTGTTCTCTATAATTTTTGTGCTGATGACAGCTCTTGTACCAAAATATTTACGCAACAATCCTAACCTTGTTGCAACTCCTAAATAGTTTTTACCTTTTATATTCATAGATAAAGTTTTTTCATTATCTTGTATTTCTTTGCGAGCTGCTGCTAACAGCTCATCTCTGTCTTCTCTTTGTTTCATTGCTGTGCCTCCCTGTACACTTGTTTTGCATGCTCTGCTGCATCCTCACCAATATCCCACTCAAAATTATGATCCCAGTCGGGGTCAAGATCCCGTAAGAGATCCGACACCGACCCTTTTGACTTCATAATTAGCCTGTCACGCATCTTGGCCATGCGTTTATAATGTTCAAGGTGTTCCTCCATACCTTCTTTTGTTAGTGACTGACAATTTGCGGAGTCAAAAATTTTAAAATCTTTTTCGTTTGCGTATAAAATAAAAGGTCTTTTACCTGTTGCAAAATGATAGAAAGCTGTTTGCCTGGCGTGCGACAGCTGCGGCTCATCTGTTGGCAACGGGTTTGTTTTTTTTGTTCTTGTGCCATCTTTCTTGGGCCTGTTAAGAGATGGACATTTCATTTTTTGCTCTAAAAATTTTAGTTTGTCTTCACCGTCTGTCCTGCCTTCACAATAAACATAATCTAATTTTATTTTAACTGTATTTTCTGCAACAACAGGAGCTGTCATACTGAGTGACTTCCAACCTTCGTATGCATTTTTAAACATATCAGCTGCGCAATCTTTTATACCCTCGTACAGTTCTTTGTCTTTGTCATCCCATGGCTCATATTTTTCCATAGCCATGCCTAGCATGTCATATCCCTCCTGCTTGCTGGTTTTCTTTTTATTTTGTGTAAACTCTCCTGTATCGTAAGCATACAGCTCATCACAAAAACACAGCTGGCATAAATCACCAATTGTTGTGCCTAAATACATTTTGATATTACTTTTAAGTTTGCCACGTTCTGCAGATGATAACACTGCATACTTGTAGGCCCAGTTTGCCAGGCTGCAGTTTAGTTGTGTGGGGGAATAATGATCAATACCTAAATCTGCAAAAGCCTGGGGTGTTGTTTCTAATATTTCATCTAAATTTTTCATTTCTTTATTGCAAAAAATTTAAAAAAAAAATGCAAGTTTTGCAAATATTTTTCAAATATTTTTTATAGCATTGACCAAAAGTGTCCTGTGGATTTGTGTATAAATATATAAATTATTATAAAAGCTACAAAATTTTTACCCACGATATAAACATATAAAAATTATATATGACATAAAACGGGTAATAATAATTGACACTCCTGGGTATTTTATAAACAAATATAAATCCAAGTTATATCCGTGTATTTATTTTTTGCGTCTGCAAAGTATTGTCATCATTATGAATTTAAACGAGTGGTGTGCCATGACTGGCCAATCAAAAAAAGAAATAGCAAGACAGCTGGGCGGTATAAGCCCACGTTCGGTCTTTCGTTGGGCTACGGCTGAACGATTTCCAAAGCCTACAGAGTTGGTAAAAATTTCTGAAATTACAAAAGGTGCAGTTACTGCTAACGATTTTGTAAAACAATGGGCTGATCGAAATGGTCAAAAAAAATAAATTTCATCATGGCAAGTTTAAACTTGTTTGTATTGAGTGGGAGGACGCACAAGACCACGAGACAGGCTGGAGCAGTTTAAGAAAAGCACAAAAGCACGAGACAGCTCCCGT